AAGCAAAGAGCAGAAGCGGCTCAACATTCTGCTGAACAAGACCCGCGAGGAATACGCCACAAAGTTTGAACTGCGTGACGACATGCGTCAGGTGATGGACGCCCTGCACCGGGTCGAGGACAAACTCGACAAAGTCTTGAGCCGTGACTGATGTTCAAGGCAATCGTCCTAGCTTGTAGCGTAGCGTCACCAGAGCAATGCTGGGAGTACCACGACACACGCGGCCCGTATGACGACAGGCAGCGTTGCGTATCCAGAGCCTATGAAATGGGCAACGACATCGCCGAAATACACAAAGGGAAGATCATGCCCCGGTCATACAAGTGTAACCCGCTCAGACCGGGAAGGCTGACGAAATGGAGCCAGTAACCATTACAGCGGCGGTTGCTGGGGCTACAGCGGCGTTTAACACCATAAAGAATATGATTGCCGCCGGGCGTGACATTGAATCCTGTATGGGCGATGTATCGCGCTGGATGAAGATGGCTAGTGACGTTGACCAAGCTGAGAAGCAGTCAAAGAAACCGCCACTGTTCAAAAAGCTGTTTGCGGCTGGCTCTGTCGAGGAAGAGGCGTTACAGGCATATGCTGCGAAAAAGAAGCTAGAAGCACAGCGTCAGGAACTGAAGACGTTTCTGAATATGTCATATGGGCCACAAGCGTGGGCTGATCTGATACAGCTAGAAGGCCGTATTCGCAAGCAACGTCAGGAAGCTATTTACAAGCAACAAGAGATGCGCCGTAAGGTTATAGAGATAATTGTCGCTGGCATCCTAATATTGACAATAACCACGTTATTGGTCAGCCTAGTATGGTTAGGAGTAACTTACTAGGAGACAGTCATGTGGGAGCCAAGGATTCGGCATGAGATTGAGCAGACAAGCCCGATGGGTGATTGCATAGTAAAGATATTTGACGAAAACGAATTAGTGGAAGTATTGACGTTTAATGCTTGCAACGCCGCGTTGAGTTGGGTAGAACGGAAAGAGGAAAGCTATTCCCTTTCATAGCTTTTCTATTCCTCCCTAACTCCGCCCCAGAGGTTTCCCCTTGGCCTCTGGGGTTTTTCTTTACTTAGACACACCCTTCAGCTTCTCAAAGCTACGCATACCGCCCAGACCCAACATACCCAGCAGCACGGTCATCAGGCTGTCCATATCAAACGCTGGCATCGGTGGCACGTTGTAGCCCATATAGGCCACAACAAAATCAGTAGCCGGGAACAGCACAAAGTGAGCCATTAGCGCAACGCCGCATGTCCACCCGATAAACGGACGCCAACCAGCCACGAACAGCGACCTGTGAGCCGCTTCTACCTTATTTATGTCCAGTTGCCCCCTCGCCAACTCTTGAGCGTGGTTGTCGGCCATTGTAGCCAGTTCGTGAGCCAGTTTGTTCTTCTGGTCTTTGTCTTCGATAAACTTGTCCAGCAGCCCTGTAACGGGGCCTATCAGTGCCTGTATCATTTTGCTTCGTGTCCCATCCATACAGCAAAAGCACCAGTAGCCGCTCCGACTATGGTGCTTACGAAAGCTGTTTGTTGTGTTGTTGCATCCGCGCCCAGTGACATAAACCAGTCACAGACGTTCCAAGCCATTAACGTAAAGGCTACCATCATTAGCCGGGGCAGTATCTTCCAGCGAAGAAACCGCTCCATTGTTACTTCACCCATCAGCCAGTTCTCTCATACGTTTCACTAACCGCTCTGCACGATTCGGAACCTGAGTGTACCACTTGCTGTCTACCATTTCATCTGCCGCTTTTTCGTAATCGTGGTCGCGCACCGCTGCCCACATATTACGGAACCGCTCAAGGCGCGGATAGCCCAGATTAAACATCATATTGGCAATGATGTGCTGCAATTCATCACCGAATGTATCCCACTCAGGATACAAGCGGCGGCAGTCCTCTATTGTAATGAGGATGTCCAGATTGAACGCCTGATGCACACGTTCCTGTGTGACCTTGGTGCCTACAGGCTTACCGTACTCAGGGTCTTCGACTTTGATGAGATGACCGATACCCATTGTTGGCAGATCAAGATGATCCAAATATATCTCGTACTTACAGCCTTCATCAGCCGTAATTTCGTCCCTGAGTACGTCTAGTTTCATGCTACTGCTTCAGCCTCATCATGTTCGCCCTGCATCAGCTTAGAGGCTGTTACGCCTAGCTGGTACAGTGCCTCAGTCAATGTGTTGTCGCTGGCCTTGCCACGGCCTGTCATAAATACCTCAACTGCCTCGCCTGTCTGCGGGTGGAAACTAACTGTTACTGCCAGCCCGGCTCCGATGTCTGTCGTCACGCAAGGTCTTCTGTTCGGTAGGTTCATAATAAAGTTCCTCTATTGCTTTTTGCCAAGAATCTGCCTCTAACTCTGGGTTCTCAAAAAACCCAGTGCTGCGATTCATTTTTTTCTGTTTGATAGCTGTTACAGGTAGAAAGTAACATGCTCGTTGTTCGCTTGAAACGAGAGCCATTATGTCAAAATCATAGCGCGTTGGTAAGCGTTTATTTCCGCCAAGACCAAGTTGAAACTCCAACTTGTTTCTACTGTTTCTGCTAATCTGGGCGGATTTTACTTGTATGAGAAGGCGTTGTCCGGTGTCCTTGTTCCAAGCCACTAAGTCAACGGAATCCTGAGTGGCAAGAGCAACGCCCCAACCTTGCTGTAAGATTGCGGCGGCTGCTATGTGTTCGCCGATTTGCCCGGCTACAGTTTGACCAATAGATTTAACGGCAACATGCCTAGTTCTCGCCATTCTGCATTTCCGCTATAAGTTTGTCCAAATACCAAGATGATTTCTGTAAGTCTTGAACCGCGTTCTCTTTGTGTTCAAATCTCCAGATATACTTGATAATACTGCCTTGGAGATAGTATTTATAGCCATCTCCAAGTGCAGCCTTTATAGCATCAATACACTCTATGTCACCCTGCTTGTAATGCGGTGGGTGGTTGACGAAATCATCAGCCATCTAAACCAGCGGCCTTCTTTACAGCGGCAATGTCACGATTCACCTTGGTTGCACCACGGCCACGATTCGCCATCTTATTAGCCACATAATAGACCGTTGTGTGGTCTTTGTTCATTGCCCGGCCAATCTGAGGAAAGCTGAGTGTCGTATATTCACGAGCCAGATACATAGCGATATGCCGCGCATGTACAAACTCTTTTGACCTGCGTCCTGATAGCAATTCGTTTCTGGTCAGGCCAGTCACTGTGCATGTAGCGCGTATAATGCGCTCCATAGGCGGCAAGCAGTGATGCTTTGGTTCCTCAATATCAGAGGCTGTCAAAGTCCGCGCCGTAGTCGTGCCGAACCACTTTTTCAATATTTTCCCGAAAACATTCATGTCCACAAAACTCCTTTTTTGCCCCGTTCACAATGCCGGGGTCTATGTTCCAATCAAATCCCTTGCCACAAAAGCTGCATGTACCCGGCCTGACCGTGCGTTTTACTTTCACCGTTCTGGTGCGTTTCTTACCCGGCCACATGTCCAGAACCATTCATACTGCTCTTGTCGCGAATTTTCTGTGTAAGCATCAACAGTATCTCCGTTGACAGCTTCATCATTTCATCCTTATCCATAGTCACCCGATAGACCTCATCATCCGTCTGGACAATGAGGCCATCGTTTACAACGGTGATCTTAAAAGGGGATACTGTCATTTAATGGCTCATTATTCGCACCATTTTGCTGCGGTGCCGCCCGGCGTGACCCGTCGTCCTCTTCGACTACGAATGACAGAAAATCATTGCCTTTTTGGCTAGTTTTTTGCCAAGCAGACACTCTGTATTTCGTACCGTCAATCTCAAGATTGCCAGTCATATCAGGACGCTTTGGGTTGTCGCCCTTGTCATTCGGGAACAGTACGCCCCGCATATTGTTGTCGTAATCAGCCATTAGCTGCTAACTCCTTTTTCTATTTGTCTTTTTCGATTTGTAAAAATTTGACGCTCTTCTTGCGTCCACTCTGAAGACAGCTTCCGATTGTAAATCTTCTTTAGACTTTCCATATCGGGAGCCATTGCTGTCTCTTCTTCTAAAGAAAGAGGAGACGCAATCTTTTTGGGCATTTGTACCCCACCGCCGCTAGAGGTATTCTCATCACAAGTTTCGGAAGTGTTTGACGATGGGGTACGCCCCGCTGCTGGCTTGCGTGGAAGGCTGCTCCCACCACCAGCATCAGACGTTGCTGGCAAATCCTCGCCAGCGTAAATGTAGCAACCAAGACCCAGCAAGGCGATTGCCTTGACCATACAGCGTTGCAGTGATGCGTTCACCTCAAAGCTGTTAGGGTTCTTGATTGGACGATTAGCGTGATTCAGCACAGGCATAATCTCTGTGGCTGATTCCAGTGGCGTAACAGCACTTGCGTTACCCTCTGGCATAATCTTGACCGTGACAGTCACATATGCGTGACCGTCTGTATCCAGCATATACGGCAGTTGGTTGCCGTTCACTTGGAACAGATGCTTTGTCACCTGTGCTGTAGGATAGTGCTGCTTGAGAATAGTCCAAGCCCACGCCCACGACAGATAAGTAAAACCGTTTTTCTTTTCGACATGCTTTGAGCAATCAATCTTGCTCAGTGTTTCCCATACATTAGACATTTGCCCATAACTCCTTTGCGTCTTTAACGAAATGATGTCCCCAATAGAATGGATGATTGAAGTCTGGCTCCATCAGACCAGCCAGCACCTTTGGATCGGTGCTTACTGCCAGAAGGTTCTGCCGGGTAATAGCCTTACGCCGGATTTCCTCAATGGCAAAATTAAGAGTGTCCTCTGACATTTTCTCGCAGTTATCTGAGTTGTAGATAACGCCATCTTCAGCAGACACATATGCGATGTTAGGTGTTGCGCCTGTGGCCTTCCAATAAACAGCGGCTTGCATAATATGCTCCCACGCTGGCTCTTTCGGCAGTGGTGCCTTAGTCCAGCCTCTGGTGCCGTCTTTCTTAACCGCGCCCTGCCGGGGTGCCTTGGTCTTGATCTCTGCAAGTGAACCGTCCTTGAACAAATCGACATAGCCCATAATAGGCACCAGCACACCGTCCAGCATCAGCTCGATTTTGCGCTCTTCTTGAGCGCCAGCAAACAAGGGAGATAAAAGCTCGATGCCGACACTGGCGGCGGCTGGTATCAGTTCACGAAACTTGTCACGCTTATCTTGTGAGAAGTTTGCAGGGTGAAAGTCATAACCTGTTGTAGATTCCTCAACAGCCTCATCAATGTCCTGACCGTGGCACACGACAGCCTGTATGACTGTATGCACGGCAGTGCCGAAAGCTGCGTTCTCGCCAACGATTATCTCGCGGCGTTTCTCTTTTGCTAGGTAAACATATTCAAACATCCAGTTCGCCAATGGACGATTTAACTGGCTTGGTGAGAAATGGTAGACACCTACCGATTTCATTTTTTCTAATAATTCCATCCCCAACTCCCTTGGCCGTATTGGCTTGATACCTTTTGTTACGAAATAGTAATTGACCTGTCAACAATAATTTTATACAGATTGACATGTTGTTAATTTATATTTGTAGGAGAACCAAGTGAAACTGGCAGAATATATGATGATGCGGGGCGTTACACAGTCCGAACTAGCAAGGATTATGAATGTCACAATAGCGTCAGTGAATAACTGGATCTATCATCGGACACCACCATCGGGGCAAAAGATGATGGAGTTGTACAAATGGTCAGGCGGCAAGGTCGGTCTGAAAGATTGGTGTGGAGAGTTTGATACGGAAGGAACAGCAAAATGAAAAACTCAATATATTATTTCACAGCTGTGGTAGCGGCAAATTTAGGTTTCACATACATTCCTTTGATACCTATTCCGGGCGGCGAGATGTTCGCGCCTATGAGTTTGCTTGTTGGCTTTATCTTTGTTCTTAGGGATTTTGCTCAAAAAGAACTTGGTCATAAAGTCTTGGCGGTGATGTTTGCTGGGGTGGTAGTTAGTTACTTGCTAGCAGACCCATATGTCGCGGTGGCATCTGCATTGGCTTTTGCAGTTAGCGAATCAGTTGATTGGTTTGTCTATACTGTGAGCAAAAAACCAATGAAAGACAGAATACTCATTTCGTCTGCCATAAGCACTCCGATTGATAGTGCTGTTTTTATGCTGATGGTCGGCTTCTTTAGTTGGTATGGGTTTGCTGTGATGGTAGCCAGTAAGATGCTTGGCGCTTTAATAGTATGGCGGAAGATGCGGTGATTCATTACCACGGCACACCTTTGACGCCACGGACTGAACTCTACAAAATGTCCGGCAAACATTTTTGCGTCAGCTTCGCTAACCCGGAAGACGCTAATGTTTGTTTGCAAATAGGGCAATCAGTTATGTGGGATAACGGCGCTTTTACAGCGTTCCGTTCCGGCAAGAGTTTTTGTCATAATAAGTTTTACGGTTGGCTTGACGGAAAGTTAGGCCACCCGCATTGGGCTGTAATACCAGACGTTATTGATGGCGATGAAAAGCAACAGCGTGAATTGTTAGGAACTTGGCCTTATGACAAGGCTTTAGGCGCCCCTGTTTGGCATATGGCTATGTCCTTAGATTACCTTGTCTATCTGTGCGAGAACTTCGGTAAGGTTTGTTTTGGTAGTAGTGGAAAATATTGGGACGTAGGCTCTGAAAGTTGGTGCCAGCGCGCCGATGCCGCTTTCAACAAACTTGGGCAAACACAGCGGAATATGCCTTGGATACACATGCTAAGAGGTCTGTCTTTATCGGGCAAGCGTTGGCCTTTTGCATCTGCTGATAGCGTTAATGTGGCAAGGAACTACAAGGATAAGCCTCAATGTCCGGAAAAAATGGCTAGGGCTATTGATAGTGTTCAATGCCCTATATCGTGGGAACAACAACCAGAACAAGGAGAGTTTGATGTTTAAGAAGCCA